ACACGAGGGAGAGCAGCATGACAGCACAAGAGTTCTACAAGAAGTACGGCCGCAAGGTAGTTCGCGAGGTCTGCGCAAAGATTGGCATGCGCGAGGTCTACTGGAACAACATCAAGAACGAGCACACCGCCGTGAGCGTTCACAAGGCGCTGGAGCTGGCGAAGGCGAGCGACGAAGTGACCGGCGATCCGATGACGGTCGTCGACCTTCTGCGCCTGCGTGACCTGCCGTCGCGCATCGTTGGATCTGGTCGGGGCGATAAGTGAGTAAGTTACTCATCAACGAAGCGCCGCTTCAGGTGTTACCGAGCCTGGCGGTGGCGATCGGGCTGAACGAAGCCATTGTCGTTCAGCAAGTTCATTACTGGCTTGGCATCGACGGTGTTGGCGTAGAGAAGAACGGCCACAAATGGGTCTACAACACGATCCAGGGATGGCAGAAGCAGTTCCCGTTCTGGTCCGCAGACACTGTCAAGCGGACACTCGCGAACCTCAAGAAGAGCGGTCTTCTCATCGGCGAATGCCTGAGCAGCAATGCATTCGACAAGACGACGTATTACCGCATCGACTACGACGTTCTTGCATCTCTCGATGATGGCAATTTGCCCTCTTCTGATGGTGGCAATTTGCCCCCTTCGGCGGCAGCAAAACCACACCGTCCTCTATATAGAACAGAGACTACAACAGAGACTACACAGAGAAAGGCCGCTGCGCGACCTTCTTTGCCCGAATGGCTCGACCCTGAGTTGTGGGACGAATGGGAGCAACACCGCAGGGAAAAGAAGCGCCCGATGACTCCTACCAGCGCACTCAAAAGCATCGAGAAGTTGGCAGCGTTCAGAGCGAAGGGAATCCCCCCGAAGAGTGTGATCGACCACTCTATTGCAAACGGGTATCAGGGTCTTTTCTCGCCCACAAGTGATCCAACTAATGTATCCTCTAAGCGACCGAAGAGTCTTAACGACATGGACTACTCGGCCGATCTTTTCTGATACACATCGTTACAGACTGTTGCAGAAAAACAATAGGGAACCGAAATGAATACTCTGAAGGCATCGTTAAACACTTCATCCGAAGTTGGAAGCTGCCCTACACACGGACAGTTCGCCATCCGTTCTATCGACCTTGGATTCAAGACGATCCGCGTCGAGCGCTGCCCTACATGCTCACAGGAGGATGCTGATCGCGAGTCTGCTGCGATGGAAGCAAAGGCACGAGCCGAGCGCCAGGCGAAGATCGAAGCGCGTCTGGATCAGGCCGGCATCCCTGCTCTGTTCCGCAGCCGTACATTTGACAACTACGAGACGCTCACGAATGCGCAGATTTTCGCCCGCCTTCGGTTTCTCGCGTTTGCCGAACACTTCCGCGATCACCTGAAGACCGGAACCGTCCTGCTCGGAATGGGGAAAGTGGGAACTGGTAAGTCGCACCTTGCCTGCGCGACAGCCAATTACCTGATGGCGCGCGGCCATACCGCCTATTTCACGTCGACCGCCCGCTTGTTTACCAAGATCCGCGGAACATGGGCGAAGTCGAGCGAGATCAGCGAAGAACAGATGCTCAAGCAATTCGAAAGCATTGACCTGATGATCCTCGACGAAGTTGGCCTTCAGCGCGGGACAGAAGACGAGCAACGCACCCTGCACGAGCTGCTGGAGTCGAGGCGACTTAACTGCAAACCGACCATTCTGCTAACCAACCTCGATGTTAAGAACCTGAAAGAGTATCTGGGAGAGAGGTTCATGGATCGCCTCTCAGAATCTGGCGTTTCGGTTGTTTTCAACTGGGAGTCTCACCGAAAACTCTCGCGCGATGTTGGCGGCCTGGATTCGGAGGCGGCATGAGCAAAGAGTTGCCGAGCCGCGATTACGTCGCAAGCCTGCTCGAGTATGACGCTGAAACGGGCGATCTGCGCTGGAAAGCGGAAAGGTCGAATCAGATTCGCGTCGGGCAGCGTATTACATCCGCCGATAGTAGGGGATACCTGAGAGTAACCATAGACGGCAAACGATATGCGGTTCATAGAGTCGCGTGGCTTCTTGCTCGAGGAGTGTGGCCGGATGGAGAAATTGACCATATTAATACGGTCACGTCAGACAACCGCCTTTCCAATCTTCGAGTGTGCTCGCGCTCAGAAAACGCGATGAACAAGAATTCATATCGAAACAACAGCAGCGGCGTCAAGGGCGTTTCGTGGAATGCGGCCGGCAACTCATGGCTCGCCAGGCTATCGGTGAACGGACGCAGCATATGTGCCGGCAGCTTCAAGAACATCGACGACGCCAAGCGCGCCCTCACCGATCTTCGCGAGCGGCTTCACGGCGAGTTCGCTAACCACGGGGAAACAGCATGAGCATGGCCGTTATCACCGCATACCTCGACGACAAGCCGAACGGCGCAACGCCCGAGGAAATCGCCGACCAAACCGGAACCTGCATGTACAACATCAGCCGATCTATCGGCGTGATGCTCACTCAGGGGCGCGTACAGAGCTTAGGCGACGATCCGAAGAAGCGCATAGGCGTCATGTTCACCTTGGTCAAGAAACACCGTGAGAGCGTCTACAGGGGCGCAGAAACGCTGGCAGCAATGCAGGCTCTGTGCCGTGCGCGGCTGATGGGCGAACAACTGGAGGTCGCATGAGTCCCGCTCTCGTCTGGTGGATGTTCTTCAACGTCATGGCGCGCGCCTGGTCGATCCCGGCGCCGAAGCCGGATGTGGCAGAACGCACGAAAAATATCCAATAAACGCTTGCACTATTGATACTGTCGTCGTATTCTTTAGTCACAGCAGCACACAACCACAAAAACGGAAAGGAACCGAATCATGACTCTGAACCAAGCGCGTAAAGGCTTATTAAGCACGATCTCAGCATTTCGCCCGCAGCAGGCTCCTGTTGCGCGCAAAAATTTGTCCGCCATTGATCCGATGGTTGGCAGCATCCCGCAACCGGTCTTCATGGCCGAGTTGCGCAAAGCCGGCGACGAGCACCTTTGCCCGATCACCGAGCTGGTCGAGATTCACCGCCAGTCGCAGATCTCCGAGAAGGTCGCCGACATGTACGCCCTTCTGATGAACCTCGACCTGGAATGGCCGGTGTTCGCTGCCAAGTATCCCGAAGCCGCCGCCGATGGCTGGCTCGCCCTCCTTGTGAACCGTGCGCGCGTCCTGCGTGACCAGATCGACGAGATCAGCCATGCGAACCGTAATTGAAACGTTGATCGCGGCTGTCATCACGCTTGGTTATGGAGCGTGGTCAGCAGCGCAGAACCTAGGTGCCTTCCAGTGAGCGCGGGCGCCGAGTGGCAGCAGCAGATTGAATCCGAAGAACACGAGCAGCACGAACTAGAGAGCGCAAATGAGCCAACCCAATCAAACCCCGCAGGTGTACTCGGCGATCTGCCGTGTGATTTTTGACCTTTCGCACGAAGGCATCGCGAAGAACAACCGGAACCAGGCGCAAGGCTATAACTTCCGCGGCATCGATGACGTCTACAACGTCCTGTCTCCCCTGCTCGCCCGCCACGAGCTCTGCGTTCTGCCGCGCGTCATCAGCCGCGAAGTGACGGAAAAGACGAACGCGAAAGGCACGACGCTGTTTTACACGGTCGTTCACGTCGAGTTCGATTTCGTGAGCGCGATCGACGGCAGCAAGCACACGGTAGCAACCGTCGGCGAAGCGATGGACTCGGGCGACAAGAGCAGCAACAAGGCGATGTCGGCCGCCTACAAGTACGCAGCGTTCCAAGCCTTCGCCATCCCGACTGAAGGCGACAACGACGCCGACGCGTCATCGCACGAGGTAGCGCGCAAGCCGGTGGCGCAGCCCGCAGCGCCACAGGCGATGCCCGAGAGCGAGATCGTCGACTGCATCACCGCGCTTAACGACGCCGACGACCTGGAGGCACTGAAGGGGATCTTCGGCGGCGCATGGAAGCGCGCGACGGCCGAGCAGCGCACCCGACTCCAAACCAAATACGACGAGCGCAAGGCCGCTCTTGAACCCGCCCACGCATAAGGAAACGTCATGGCATCAGTGAACAAGGTAATTCTCGTCGGCAATCTCGGCGCCGACCCGGAAGCGAAGTATCTGCCGAGCGGCGACGCCGTTTCGAACATTCGCCTGGCGACGACCGATCGCTACAAGGACAAGGCCACTGGAGAAATGAAGGAGACGACCGAATGGCATCGCGTGTCGTTCTTCGGGAAGCTGGCAGAGATCGTCAACCAGTATCTGAAGAAAGGTTCCTCCGTCTACATCGAAGGGAAGATCCGCACCCGGAAGTGGACGGATAACGCAGGCGTCGAGAAGTACTCGACCGAGATCGTCGCCGACCAGATGCAGATGCTTGGCGGTCGAGCGGAAGGGGGCGCCCCGCAGCAGCGACAGCAGCAAGCGAAGCCGCAGCGCGCAAGCACTCCCGCGCCGGCAAACGACCAGTTCGACGACGATTCAGACATCCCATTTTGATAATGACAACCGCGCCGCTGGCCCGAGCTAGCGGCGCCCAAGGGGAAAAGCATGGAGTCAGTAACTGAGTGGTTCCCGAAGCACATCACACCGACCCATGTCGGCGCATACGAAGTAAGGCTACGAAAGAACGGCATTCTAGTGAAGTGGTATTCGTGGTGGACTGGCTCACGCTGGAGCCGCACCGCATTGACGCCGGAAGGCGCCGAGTCCTGCAAACATCACCCTAGCGCACAGGCCATCATGAACAATGGCTTCGAGTGGCGCGGCAAACTGGAGCAATCATGAGCGATTACAGAAAGATTCAGACCAGCGCCGAAGTATGCGCCGTCATCCGTGCCAGACACAACGCCGACATGACGGTATTTGCAACCTTCAGCGACCCGGATGGCACGTTTAACGGCGCCCCAGGTGAGCGCGGCCGGATGGATACTGCGTATGGCCTAAAAGGATGCGATTGGCCGTTGATCGAATATCGCACGACTTGGCTTATCGATCACGAGAAGCCATACAAGCGCATCAACGAACAACACGAATACTGGCTCTGCATTCCAATCGGAGACTGAAATGAACAAGTTATTCGCAGACATCGACAGCGCTGCAGCTCGGGCGCAAGCATTCGAGCACGTTCCCGTTACGCAGGTTCCGCTCGACATCATCCGCGAGCAGATTCGCCAGGCTGAGATCGACATTGCAGAGTCGACCATGCGCCGTGATGCGCTTCGCCTGATCCTCGATCTGCGCGAGCGCGACGAGCTTGAGCGCACGCGGAAGATACTAAGAGGCGTCATCTGCAATAGCTAAATTTTATGCGTAAGTGATCCAGTAATCGGATATTTTCGCGCTATTATTGCTAAACCGATGCAGTGAACGGATAACAAGGAACCGACATGAACGCACCGCTCTACCAGTTGACCGGCGAATTGCTCGCGATCCGCAACGACCTGATGGACGCAGGATTCGACGACACGACGATCGAAGACACCTTGGAAGGCTGCGCTGAAGACTTCGACAAGAAGGCTGTCGGCTGCGCCCTGATCTCTCGCGAACTGGCTGCCAACGCGAAGATGATCCGCGATGCTGCAGCAGAGCTCGTCGAACGCGCACGCAAGATCGAAGCGCGATCCGAGCGCCTGGAAGGCTATCTGCAAACGAACATGAAGACCGCGCAGCGCCTTCGCATTGAAAACCCGCTGGTGACGATCGCATTGCGCGAAGGCCGCGACGAATCGGTCGAAGTGATCGACCTCGCCACTCTGCCGCTCGAATTCGTGCGCATGAAGGCGGAAGCAAACAAGACCGAACTGAAGAAGGCGCTGAAGTCGGGCAAGGAAATCGAAGGCGCCCGCCTGATCGTCAAAGACCGTCTCGAAATCCGCGTTTAACCAGAGAACCGCCATGTCCACCTCAATCACCATCTTAGCCAACGCCTACATGGAAGTTGCCTGCATCGATCCTTGGCTGGCTCCCCTGCTGCGCCATTACGTGATTCGCAGGACGGTGGACTACTCGCGAGTCTGCTGGTGCTGACGCAAGAGCAATGCCTCGCGTCGTTCATGGAAGTAGTGCGCGACGGTCGACGCGGACAGTACGTGAGAGCCGGTGAGATCGTCGAGCGAGTGCGGCAGAAGGCTGGCGATCAAGCGGCAGAGACGGCGAAAAAGGAATTGTGGGCGTTTATCCGTAGCGAAAAGAAAACAACATGACAGGCCAAAACGAGTTATCCGGGGTTGCACAGTTCCTCACGCTTCCCCTTCCGCCCTCCGTGAACTGCTATTGGAGGAAGTCGCCTAGAGGGATGTATATAACGGCTGCCGGCAAGACGTTCCGCCAACGCGTCGCGGAGATCGTCGCCGAGCACAACGATATGAAGTTCGGCGATGCGCGCCTGTTCGTCGCCATGCGCGTGTGTGCGCGCGACAAGCGCCGGATGGACGTCGACAACTTCGCCAAGGCTGCTCTCGACGCCCTGACGCATGCAGGCGTGTACGACGACGATAGCCAGATCGATGACCTGTTCATCACGCGCGGTCCGATCGTCAAAGGCGGCGAGTGTTTGATCATGATCGCGCGGGCGTGACATGGACAAGACGACGATCTTCCTCAATCGCAGCAACCGCCGCATGGCAGCAGACGCGGTACACAGCCGGCCGGACGGCCATGTCCTCGTGCTCCAAGAGCCGACGCGCACCGTCCGCCAGAACGCAATGCTTCACAGCCTTTTCTCGCAGATCGCAAGCCAAGCCGAGTTCCACGGTCGACGCCTGACGCCGACGCAATGGAAAACTTTGATCATTTCTGCGCACGCCGTAGCGACCGGGATCGGCGCAGACATGGTTCCAGGCCTTGAGGGAGAGTGGGTGAATCTCAGGGAATCAAGCGCGCAGATGGGCGTCAAGCGGCTTAATAGCTTGCTGGAATACACGTTAGCGTGGGCGGCAGACAACGACATTCGGATCGCGGCAGATCCGGGATTTGAAGGAATTGCGGCATGAACAAATACGACATCAACGATCCGCGCCGGCACAACCATCGCCGAGTGCTGGAGGCCATCAAGTCGAAGCGTAGCCCGTATGACCTGATGACGGCCGATATGCTGGCCGAGCAACTGCACTTCGATTTAACGACCGCATATCGCATTCTGGCGCGTCTGCGAGACGAGAAGCTTATCCATATCGCTTCGTGGATTCCGACGCTGGAGACGGAGACGAAGAAGGCGCCGAAGCCGCGCTACAAGGCTGGCGAGGGAAAGAACGCAAAGCGCCCCGCTGCTGATCCGCTTATCAACGCCGCACGATATCGGGAAAAGATGCGTGCACGGATCCGGGTTAAGGATTGTGTGCGAGCGCATGGCGAGTTCAATCCGTTCGCGCAGTTGATGTGGGCGGCCGCATGAGGCCTCTGCTGCTTTATATCGCGTTGTTTGGCGTGGTTTTCTTTCTGCTCGGCTGGTACGAGGTTTCGATGTGGCAGGAATGCCGCGCGACACCGCACTCGTTCTGGTACTGCCTTCGAGTGATGGGGGAACACGGATGAAGCGCTCCGCACCGATGAAACGAACCGGCTTCAAGCGCCCCGAGCCGAAGCCGTTCGCACTGGCCGATCGCAAGACAACGCTTCGCCGGCGAGCGAAGAAGCCGACGGTCGAGGAAGGCTCGAAGTATCTGGCAGCATGCCGCGGCGAGCCGTGCTACCTGCGTGTATTCGATGTCTGCTGCGGAGATTGGGAAACGGTCGTGCCGTGCCATAGCAACGAGTCCGCGCATGGGAAAGGGCTCGGCATCAAAGCCAAGCACGAATTTACCGTGCCAGGTTGCGCCGCTTGTCATCGATGGCTAGACCAATCGGGCGCACCGCGTGATCTCAAATTTGGAACGTTCCGCTCTGCCCTATCGCGCTGGCAACCAGTCCGAGCGGCAAAGATGGGAATAGAACAACAACAGGAAGCAGCAT